CTGTTATTGAAGGAGGAGGCGTACATACTTTCAAAAGGAATGCTATTACGTTGTAAGTAACTATGAAACCCCATTGCTCCAAGGCCAATTGCGCGTTCTCTATATGCACTATAAGCGGCTTTTGTAAACCCTGCTTTACTTTGTTCAACATAAGAAACAAATTCCTCTAATGTACTAGCCTCTGTACAAGGACTGTTATGTACAGCATTGTCAATAAAGTGTTCAATGATGTTATCCAGCATGGTAACTAGATCAGCAATGAACATAGGGTGTTCCTTCCACTCATCAAAGTACTCTAGGTTAACACTGGACAAACAACAGACTGCTGTACGGTCCTCACCTGTAGGTAATGTAATCTCTGAGCATAGGTTACTCTGGCGTATCTTTAAGCCTAGATCCTTCTGAGACTCAGGCAATGCTTCATTACACCTGTCCATGTTTACAATGTAAGGTTCACCTGTCTCTGCTCTAGTGTGCAGTAGCTGCCACCATAGATCCCTAGCTGATACAGTCTTGATAGCCTGCTTAGACTTAGGGTCTATGAGTCTCCAGTTCTCATCATTCTTTACACGCTTGAGAAAGGCATCACTAATGTTAACACCATTGTGTAGATTAAGACATTTACGATTAAGATCTCCGCCAGTGGTCTTTCGCATAGCAATGAATTCTTCAATCTCTGGGTGGCTGATGTCCATATACGCCGCATAACTACCCCTTCTTGTAACGCCTTGATTAAAGGCTAGCATCTGACTGTCTACAACGTGCATGAAAGGGATGCTACCAGTAGACTGACTACCGTTAGCAGTAGAAACCCCGTTACTTCTAACATCACCCCAATATCCACCCAAGCCTCCACCTCCACTCGCAAGCCATATGTTCTCATCATAGTGTGCAGATAAGCCGCCACGCGAATCAGGAACATAATTGAGAAAGCAGCTAATAGGTAAACCACGGCTGGTTCCCCCGTTGCTAAGTATAGGAGTGCTAAAACCAAACCAGCCCTTGCTACTGTACTCGTAAAGTCGCTGTGCAAGATCGTAATCAGTATACTCTTGATACGTTGCGCCATAGACTGAGGCTCTTGCGAATGCTTCTTGTGCATGGGTTTCGTCCTGCCATAAGTATCTGTCTTTAAGTGTCTCTACTGAGAAAGTGTTTAGATTATCTTCTCTAGCATAGTCAATAGTTATGCCTAAGTAATCCTGCTGTCCTACCTTAACTGTCATTAGTTGTACCTTCTTCTTCTATAATAGCTAGTAGTCTGTTCTCATACCATTGTGCTTTGCGTAGGTCTTTAACAGCGTTACCTTTGCTTCTACAGCGCCATCTGTATTTGAATGAGTTACCTCTAAGAAAACCTATGAATTCTTCTCTGGATAACATAGACTCCATAGCGTCAATACATTCTACAGCACCTTGGTCTGCATAGTGTGTAGGGTTATTAACATCATCGTCTCCCCAAGCAGTCTTAAACTTGTACCCTTGGCGTGTGTAACTGCTTGCCATCTTTGCCTCCGGCATATTCTCATCTTTAGTAGGGAACAAAGGATGCTGGTCTGGACCATTGCGGTGCCACTTGTTTATCCTGTTCCATTCTTCCGGTGTAGCATCATCAATAGTCTTCACTATCACACTCCTGTTCAGCTAGCTCTTCTTCAAAAGACTCCAGCCTGTTAATAAATTTATCCTCAAACCTATCTAGTAATTCTTCAGCGGATATATCTAGTGCTTCTAGTATATCATCAGCATCATACCGCTTCAATATCCGCTCCTTAATTTCATCCATTGTTAGTGACATGTTCTACATACTCATCCACTGTGTAAAATTCAAAGCCTTCCTTTTGGCACCACTGTCCCATCGTAATCTTGGAACCTTTCCTGACCTTCTTGTTAGGATCAGACAGTACAAAGATTAACTTGATGGGTTTAATACTATCTCGTATTGAGGTGTACTTCTGGGTGTCCCCTGCTCTAAAGAATCCTTTAGTCTCAATGTAGTCACCCGTCTTCTTGTCCACAAAGTCTGGCTTGTACTTCCTATGCATCACGTATGGTACATCGTATGGTTCATAGAGGTAGCGTCTCTTAGGCACTGACTCTGCAAACCTTTTCTCTAGCCCAGACCTATAGATACTTTGCTTACGTGATCTCTTGGACTTTAGGCTCATTGACTACCTCCGTAAGATAACGTGGTCCGTAGCTATAAGCAAAGGCACGTAGGTTAGGGTAGCAAGCATTCTTGAAGTGACAGTAAGAGCAGCCTGTAGCTAGCTTCATGTTGCCTGACTTACCATCTGGCACAGTATCATAGCACAGTGGAGGGGGTTCCTTCTGCTGTACCATCTCCTTTACGTGGATGATACGGTCCTCAATGTCCTTCTTCAGTACCTCATAGACAGGTGCCTGCTTGTCCTCTAGGTCATACTTTAAGTAAGTCAAGTGACCATTGGCTTTATCCATAGCCAGCCAGCCTACCTCAGTCTCGCCCTCAGACCTAGCGTACCCCTTGATCTGGTCTATGTAACCAAAGGGATCATCGAATGCAAGGCTAGCGTCCTTGAACTTCTTAAAGCCGAAGGTGCTAGCAGACTTAACGTCAGTAACTATCCCGTCAATCTTACAGTCCATGCTGCCCTTGATTCCTTGAACCTCTGCTGCTCCTTGCTCATGAGTAACAGTGTGACCAGCAAGACGCACAAATAGTAGCAACATCTCCTCAATCAAATGTCCATACATAAACTTGACTAAGGTATGAGGCTGCATCTTTTCCTTCGGTCCTACATTGTTGTAGTGGTTCCAAAGGTATCTATCAGTCTTACCTATGTTAGACATACGTAGCTTACGTGCATCAAAGTTACCACGTTGAGTAAACTCCTTACGCATAAGATCTTTACATGCTTCACCAAAGTCATCAATGATTTGCTCTGCATCTACAGAGCTATCTGGAGACTTGTACTGGACAAGCTTGTAGATGTCATCTATCAGTGTGTTAGTTGTTTTCATGTTACTCTCTATGTTTAACGAAGTTAAGTTTTCTAGTGTATGGGTCAAAGATAAGGAACACTACTCCTAAATCCTTCTGCTCTTGAGTTCTTGATCTAGGTGTATCTGTAGCTATTTTTCTAGTTTCCTCTGCTAGTCTAGCCATCTTCACATCTATGAGAATAATCTCTTGTGTCTTTAAGTTCTGAGCTATCATATCTATAGGGCCAGTACTCCCTGCGTTCATGTACACCTCATAGCCGTTGTCCCATAACCAAGTAACTGCATAGTACTCAGCTAAATCTCCTTTACGGCTAGAGCTAGTGAGTTTCCGCCCAGCTTTCTCCGATCTGATATTCTCCTGTGAGCTTGCAGTTAAGCCCAAGTTCAATTCCTGCTGCTTCCAAACATGAGACTGCAAGTCTTCCATACTTGTCTGCTTCGGACTCTCTAACCTCTGCTTGTACTTCATCGTGGATGTTCCCCACAAAATAATAATCTATGTTCCATAGTGTAGCATACTCCTGTAATAAACACAAGGCTTTTTTCATAACGATTGCACCGGCACTCTGAAGCAATGTATTCAGTGCTGCGTGTTCTGATCGTATGAATAGCTTCCTACCGTCTAGTCCATTGATCCAACCTTGTGCTGCCTCTTGACCAACTCGTCCTTTAAGAGCTGCAAATGCTGGGAGATTAGACATAAATCTTTCTCTAAGCTGCTTACCAGAACCTGTCCCTCCTCCTGCCACCGTACCAAGTTTCGCATCTCCTGCTCCGTAGAGTAGTGCGTAGATGAAAGTTTTAGCCTGATCTCTTGATTCAAGCCCTGCAAGCTGTTGGTTAGCAGTGTGTATGTCTCCTCCAATGACTTCATTTGTGTACTCCTTATCGTCCATGTAGTGAGCCAACATGCGTAGCTCTAGGCCACTAGCGTCAAACCCTACAAGTTTATAGCCGTCCCGTGCAACCCAACACTGTCGGCATTCCTTGCCATACGGTGAGTAGCCTGCTGGTACTTGAGCTAGGTTAGGTTTAGAGTGCGTCATCCTTCCGGTGACAGCACCATTAGTGTTTACATACCCGTGTACTCTATCTGTGTCTGGATTAGCTTCAGCTACCCATGACTGCACTTGAGCAACACGCTTCTGCAACATTAGATACTCAGCGATCATTGCTGCTTGAGGTATATCCTTCACTGTAGAAAGGACTGATTCATCTACCATTGGCTGACCTGTAGGTGTTAGCTTGCAAGGCTTCCATCCAAAGTCAATCAAGTACTCACCTATCTGCTGTCTAGATCCAAGGTTAAATGGCTTAAGCATCTTACGCATGAAGGGTGATCTGTCACCAGTATCCATCACACGTTGGTACTCATCGTCAGTAAGTCCTACCTTAGATAGACTGCCATCCTTCTTACTCTTCGGCACCACCTGTCTAACGTCTACCCACTTAGGCTTGAACACCTCATGTACTTCATCCTCTACAGCCAGCTTACGTTCCTTCAAGGTAGCAAGCAGGTCAACGGAATGTCTCATGTCTAAGAGCCAGCCATTGTTAACTTGCTCATGGATGATCCACTGAACTTCATGCTCAAGATCAATAGAGTCTTGACTAAAGTTACGTAGCTCTAGCTTGAGTTTGTTGTATGCCTCCAATGTCACACGGACATCTTGAATACAGTACTCAACCATCTCAGGTGATAAGCATGACCAATCATCATGGTCCCCTTTGCCGCCAAAGTTAGCCAGCTTGTGACCACCATCACGCTGTGGGTTAGCTAAACGAGATAACACCAAGGTGTCCTTCACTCTTTGCTTATCCACTGTGATGTCCCAAAGCTTCTCTAGTACAGGTAAATCAAAGCCTATTAGGTTGTGACCGACAACTGGGAAGTCTCCTTGTAGAGTCTTTGCCAAGCTATCTCTATCGTAGTGCTCAAGAACCTCACCGTCCTGCATAGTCACTGCTACCCAGATGGTGTCAGGGTCAAGACCATTAGTCTCTATGTCTAGGAATAGATTAGAGAGCATTCGACTTATCCTCCTGTGGCCTAGGAACCTCACGCATTCTACCTGTGATCTTGTCGTACTTGAGGTAGCAGCACGCACCAGTGAGTCCAGCATAACGATTCTTTAGGATACGCACTGTGGTTGTGTTGCGTCTATCCTCATCCTCATTCTGCTGGTCACGCTCAAGACCTATCACCATGTCTGACAACTGAGCAATAGCCTGTGACCCACGTAGTTCACTCAAGCTTATCTGCCCACCATCCTCATGCGCCTTCCCTTGGGTACGTTTAAGGTGCGACACAAGGAATAGACCTACACCTAGCTCCTGTACCAGTGACCGTAGCTTGGTCATGATAGCATCAATAGCCTTACGCTCGTCACCATTGTCCTGTGCTGACACTACGATAGACAGGTGGTCCAAGATAATCCACTTGCAGTCCAACGCTTTTGCCATGTAGCGCACGCGTGCCAACAGGTTATCTTCGCTTGTGCTACCCCAGTGATCGAAGAGGTAGTATCTACCAGATCCCATAGTCTTCTCCCAGAATGGGAAGGCAACGTCAGGGTCTAGCTCTTCCTCAAGGTGCAAGGGGCAGTCTGCTGCTACTGACATCACACCTAGTGCAGTACGTGCTACGTCCTCCTCTAAAGCTAGGATACCAATGTTGTCCTCCGTAGCGTTTAGTAGGTAGTACTCTAGCTCTCTGACTATCTGTGACTTACCCATACCAGAGCCACTTGTGATGGTCACCAGTTCGTAAGGTCTGAAGCCTTTAGTAAAGGTGTTCATGCCTTGCCAAGGATAAGGAACAGAACGTACCTTGATCTTGTTAGTCAATGCGTCCCATGTTTCATTGCCTGAGACAATACCATCTGGCTGATAGACCTTAGCATCCCACCATGAGGATACAAACTCCTTCACCCGTCTGGCCTGTAGCATTTCATTGGCATCCTTGAGTGGAAGCCTAACGATCTTAAGCTTATTAGGACTGAAGAGATCTTTGACATCTGCTACAGCCTGCTTACCAGCCTTGTCGTTATCGAAGCACAGTACAATATTATCGTACCCCTCAAGCCACTCTAGCTGCTCCTTGATTTCCTTAGCTGCTGATGAGGCACCTGATCTCAAGGATACTACATCGTATCTCCTGTCGAACATCTCTGCTACTGACAGACAGTCTAGTTCTCCTTCTGTGATTGTTAGGAACTTACCACTACCTCTACATGTCTGCTGACCGAACAGTCCAACTCCTTCAGTGCTACCTGTTGCAAAAAAGTCTTTGTTCTGTACCAGTCTGACCTTAGTACCTTTGACCTCATCAGTGTCGCAGGCATAGTAAGGGTAGATGTGCTTGGCTATCTTACCAGTCGAGTCGTACTCCACCGTCACCCCGTACTTAGAACAGGTGGCTTTGGCAATACTCCTATCAGGTATGTCTGCTACTACTCCAGTCAAGTCTAGCTTCCTCCTTAGTTCAGTTGGTTTAGTAGAGGTGACATTGCTGCCACCCGTACTAAAGTCATGGCACGAGAAGCAATAACTACCTCCGTCCTCGTACACGGCTCTAGCGTCAGAGGAGCCACACGCTTTGCATGGCTCATGACGTACAAACTTAGAGGGCTGGATCGACACTAGCTGAGTCTGCTTGGAGGATACGAATGCCATTCATATACACGGGTACTCCATGTACAGGGTGCATCTTACCGAACTCAAATGAGACACGGAAGTTACCACTGGGCAGTTCATCAGCCAATGCTAAGTCTACCGCTTCCTGACCAAACTCCTGCACCGCTGCGGAAATAGCACCATCCTGATCTGTGTCAGCATTGGCTTGCTGTCCACTAATGAACTCAGACACAGCACGTATGTCTACACCATTACGATCAATGATCTTCACGGGGAAGTTACTATTAAACTTACGCTGCATGATCTGCTCAGGTGGTTCACCAAATGCTTTGAGGCGTACACCCATACTCTCAAATGTCTTGGCATCATCATCACTTAAAGTAATGAGTGCACTGAATCGTCCTGTGTCCTTACCTTGGAACTCTTCAGTGTTCTTGATGTGTACAAAGTTTGCTTTACCTTCAATTACCGGCATATGT